CAGGCGAATGCGTTGGAAATCGAGGCGCAGGCCAAGCATCGGCTGGCGGATGAATACGACGCCGCACAGGAACGGGGCGAGGTGGCCTCTACCCGCAGCAACCGGGGCAATCAATGGACCGTTGATGTTGCCAACGAAGCACCGGTCACTGCAGCCAACCTTGGCCTTCGCCGCGACGAAATCCACGACGCGCGCCTGATCCGTGATGCCGAGGCGAATGATCCCGGCATCGTGCGCCGCACGTTGGATGAGCGATTGGCGCGCGGCGAGGAACCCACGAGGGCGGCCCTGCGCAAGATGGTGGTCGATGCTGCCATGCGTGGAATGCGCCCGCAGCGCAGCGCAAGCCGCCGTAATCCGCTCTATGTGGCGCCTACCCCCGAGCAGGCGGCCTGGCGGCATGTGACGGGCGTCTTTCGCGCCTTCGCCGAATGGGCTTCCGACGACAACCTCGCCCTTGCCCGCAAAGGCATGCGCGAGGCCAACGACACCCCGTTTCACGACCTCGATGCCAAAGCGATCGCGCAGGGGTCTGCAGTTTTCACGACAATCAAGGAGTGGTTCGATGCTCGATAGCCAGGCGGCGGCATTCGCCGAACGTGTCTGGGAGATTGCCTCCCGGCTCGGAAATAACGCCCCGAAAATCGCGGATGACATTATGGGAACGGCGTTTCCGCTCACCTGCACGCAGGCGCGGCAGGAAGGGGCGCTGCGAATGCTGCGCACCGGCATCATCACCGAGGTGAAGCGGATCTTGCGCAACCGGACCGACGGTCTGATCCAGTCGGACTTTTTGGATGTCTGCGATGCTTTCGTGCCGCTGATCAAGGACCTGCGTTCGAAGACCTACTTTGTCGAAGGCGCCGAGGAATACGTCGCCATCCCGGACCTTATCGCCGAACCCGAACTGCTCGACGACGCACGACGCTTTATGCGGCGCAAGGGCAAGGAATGCCTTGACGAGGCGGATCGTCTCGATGCCCTTTTCGCGGCCGTGACCAGCACCGACGCCGATGCAGAGCGGGCGCGTCAGGAGGTGCTGTCATGACCGGCGCGCTTCCCATCATCACCGCCGATCAGCGGCTGGCCGAGACGCGCGGCATCAAGGGCGTGATCTTTGGCCCATCCGGGATCGGCAAGACGACGCTGCTGTGGACGCTGACGGCGACCACGACGCTGTTCATGGATCTCGAGGCGGGCGACCTGGCGATCGAGGGTCTTGCCATTGACGCGATCCGCCCGCGCACCTGGAAGGAATGCCGCGATTTCGCGGTCTTCATCGGCGGGCCCAATCCGGCGCTGCGCGGCGAACAGCCCTATAGCCAGGCACATTATGACGAGGTCTGCGGGCGGTTTGGTGATCCGGCCGTGCTCGGCAAATACGACACGGTGTTCATCGACTCGATCACGGTGGCGGGGCGGCTGTGCTTCCAGTGGTGCAGGGGTCAGTCCGAGGCCATGTCGGAGAAGACCGGCAAGCCGGATGTGCGGGGCGCTTATGGTTTGCACGGCCGCGAGATGATCGCCTGGCTCACGCATCTGCAGCACACACGCGGCAAGAACATCTGGTTTGTTGGGATCCTCGACCAGAAGCTCGACGACTTCAACCGCAAGATCTTCGTGCCGCAAATCGATGGAGCCAAGACAGGCCTCGAGCTGCCCGGGATCGTCGATCAGGTCATCACCATGATTGATGTGCCCGCTGCAAACGGCCAACCGCAGCGCACCTTCGTCTGTCAGACGCTGAACCCTTTCGGCTATCCGGCCAAGGACCGCTCCGGGCGGCTCGAGATGCTGGAGGTGCCGCATCTGGGCAAGCTGATGGAGAAGATCCACGGGCCGCTAATCCCAGCGTCACGCCGCCTGACCTATGAGCCTCTGACGCTGCCCAAGCCACCCGCAGGCATAAATCCTGACGGCACCAATACCTCCCAAACCACCCAACACAACTGAAAAGGACCTGATCCATGACCGGACTCTGGAACGATTTCAACTCTGCGCAAAGCAGCGGCACCGTCATCCCGAAGGGCACGCTGGCCAAGGTGCGCCTGACCCTCCGCCCCGGCGGCTTTGACGATCCGTCGCAGGGCTGGACCGGTGGCTATGCCAAACGCGGTGCGACCGGGGCGGTCTACCTCGACGCCGAATATACCGTCGTCGAGGGGCCCTATGCCAAACGCAAGGTCTGGTCGCTGATCGGGCTTTACAGCCCCAAGGGCCCGGATTGGGGCAACGCCGGGCGCGGTCTGATCAAGGGCATTCTGAACTCAGCGCGTGGCATCGGCGACAAGGACAACTCAGCGCAGGCACAGGCCAAGCGCCGGATCAGCGGCTTTGCCGAGTTGGACGGGATCGAATTCATCGCCCGGATGGACATCGGTTCTGACACCAACGGCGAGGACAAGAACGAGGTCCGCTCCGCCGTCACACCCAGCCACCGCGATTATGCGCAGATGATGGGACATGGTGGGGCTGCTCCGATGCAGGGTTACAGCCAGCCCCCTGCAAACAACGCGCCGCAGCAGGGCTATGCCGCCGCCCCAGCTCAGGGCTACGCAGCCCCCAGCCCCCAACCACAGCCGCCACAAGCCCCTGCGACCCCCGGTTTTTCCGGGCGTCCCAGCTGGGCCGAGTGAGGGAAAGCAATCATGCGCCTTCGCCCCCGTCAGAAACTCTTTGTCGAGCGCAGCCTTGCTGCGCTTGACACCCACGGCAACACGTTGGGCATCGCGCCCACCGGTGCGGGCAAGACGATTATGCTGTCGGCGGTCACGGGTGAGGTGATCGGCGACAGCGCCGCCAAGGCTTGCGTGCTGGCGCACCGCGACGAGCTGACCGATCAGAACCGGGGCAAGTTCGCCCGGGTCAATCCAGGCATGACCACATCGGTGATCGATGCCAGTGCCAAGTCGTGGGCGGGTCAGGTGACCTTCGCGATGGTGCCGACGCTGGCCCGGATCGGCAATCTCGCTGCCATGCCGCAGCTCGATCTGCTGGTAATCGACGAGGCGCATCACGCGGTGGCGGCAAGCTACCGCCGCATCATCGACCATGTCCGCAATGCCAATCCTGACGCCCGCATCTTCGGCGTTACTGCCACCCCGAACCGTGGCGACAGACAAGGCCTTCGCGAGGTGTTCGACAATGTCGCCGACCAGGTGCGTCTGGGTGAGTTGATCGCCTCAGGCCACCTGGTGCCGCCGCGCACATTCGTGATCGATGTGGGCGTTCAGGACAAGCTGCGCGCTGTGCGTAAGTCGCTGGCGGACTTCGACATGGCAGAGGTCGCGTCGATCATGGACCGCGCCCCGGTCACCGACGAGGTCATCCGGCACTGGAAGGAGAAAGCGGGTGACCGGCAGACCGTGGTGTTCTGTTCAACTGTCGCCCATGCCGCGCATGTTACGGAGGCCTTCAACGCCGCAGATGTGCCTGCCGCGCTGATCCATGGCGATCTGCTGAAGGATGCGCGCCGCGATATTCTGGCGGCCTACGCCGCCGGGGAAATTCGCGTCATCGTCAACGTGGCGGTGCTGACCGAAGGTTGGGACCATCCGCCGACGTCCTGTGTCGTGCTGCTGCGCCCCTCATCCTATAAATCCACCATGATCCAGATGGTGGGCCGAGGGCTGCGCACTATCGATCCCGAGGAACACTCCGGCGTCATCAAGACCGACTGCGTCGTCCTGGATTTCGGCACGTCGAGCCTGATCCACGGCACTCTGGAGCAGGATGTTGATCTCGACGGCAAAACCGAGACTGGCGAGGCACCGACCAAGGTGTGCCCGGCCTGTGGCGGCGACATTCCACTGGCCTGCTTTGAGTGCCCGCTCTGCGGTGAGGTGTTCGATCGCGAGGAGGACCTGCGTTCACAAGAGGCCGATGATGGGACGCTGAGCGGTTTCATTATGACCGAGATCGATCTGTTGAAGCGATCAAGCTTCGCCTGGATCGATCTCTTTGGGGCCGATGATGCGCTGATGGCCAACGGGTTCAACGCCTGGGGCGGCATCTTCTTTCTGGAAGGACGCTGGCATGCGGTCGGCGGCGCAAAGGGCCAACCTCCCCGGTTGCTGGGCATCGGCGAGAGGACCGTCTGCCTCGCACAAGCCGATGATTGGCTCAACGAGGTCGAGACCGATGAAAGTGCCTTCAAAACGCGCGGCTGGCTGAAACAGGCCGCCACGGACAAGCAGCTGCAATATCTGCCGCCCGCCTATCGGCAAGACTACGGCCTGACCCGCTATCACGCCTCGGCGCTGATGACCTTTACCTTCAACAAGCGGGCGATCCGCCATCTCGTCATGACCGCCGCCCCCGACCAGCGGAGGGCAGCGTGAGCCATGTCGCGCAAATCCCGTCCCCGCCCCCGGCGGCTGAGGATCGACCGCTGCCTGCGCGTAGCGGGCATCGGCGCCCAAGCCTTTGTGCCGTCTGCACGTCTCCCACACAGGGGTTTGGCTGGTTCGATCCCCGCCTGCCGCGCCGTTCGCCGGGGAAACAGTCCCCCGGACCGTTTCCTGATCCTGCTCACCGAACCCGCCGCTGGTTTTGCTCCATGGGCTGCCAGGCGGCTTTCACCCTCAAAGCCCGGAAAGGATTGAAGATGGTCGATTTCACCGAAGAGGAAACGCAGGTGCTGCCCGCGGTCATGCGCGCGCTCGCCCCGAAGATGGAGCGCATCGGCTGGAACCGACCGTTGGGTCAGCTGACCCAGCACGACATGCACCAGCTGATCGTGACGATCATCGAGGCTTTCCGCACTGAGATGGCCGAGATCGCCAGCCAATCGGAGATCCCCTTCTGATGCTGGACTATAATCACAGGCCCAGCTTTGCCGACAAGGTAAACGCCGCCGTCGACGCGGCACTGACCATCGACAATGCCGCACGCACCCCACGCGATTACCTCGGGGGCTCGCGCCTCGGTCACGCCTGCGAACGCGCGCTGCAGTTCGAGTTCACCCACGCGCCCAAGGACGAAGGCCAGGACTTCAGCGGCCAGTTGCTGCGCATCTTCGCCATCGGCCATGTCCTTGAGGATCTGGCGGTGGCATGGCTCCGCGGCGCGGGCTTTGATCTCTACACCCGCAAGGGCAATCGCCCTGACGGCGGCCAGTTTGGCTTCTCCGTCGCAGGTGGGCGCATTCGCGGCCATGTCGACGGCATCATCGCCGCAGGCCCCGAAGGCTTCGGGCTGGCCATTCCTGCGCTCTGGGAATGCAAAACGATGAACGCCAAGAACTGGCGTGCTTGCGTCAAAGACGGGGTTACCAAATCCAAGCCGGTCTATGCAGCCCAGATCGCGGTCTACCAGGCCTACATGGATGCTTCGGTCCCAGGCATTGCGACCGCGCCAGCGCTGTTTACCGCGATCAACAAGGACACCGCCGAGATGCACCACGAGTTGGTGCCCTTCGATGCCGATTTAGCACAGCGCATGTCGGATCGCGGCGTGCGGATCCTGCAGGCCACCGACGCGGGCGAGTTGCTGCCACGTGTGGCCCAAAATCGAGACTTCTTTGAATGTCGTTTCTGCCCATGGGCCGAACGCTGCTGGGGGATGCCCGCATGACCGACACACCCAAAGACCCGCCCCGTTCACAAGATCAATTTGAGGGATCCAAAATGAGTACTGACCACGACGATCAAGACGATCACCACGCGCCGTCCGACACGCAGTCCGACACGCCGCCGCCAATCGACCAGCCCAAAGAAAACCTGATCCATTTCAACCCATGGCGGGATTTCAACGACGCCGTTTCGCAGGTGGATGTCTTCGGAGACGAGCCGGACCCTGCGCAAATCGCGCAGTTTATGGCAGTGGTCTTCGGCTATTGCGACGGGCTGATCCCGGTCCGCAGCTTCATCGACAAGGGCCAAGGCATCGATGGCCGCCCGCACAACATCTGGATCGAGGCAAATGCCGCCACCGGCGATAAGATGACGACGTTCGCAACATGGGCCTGGCGCGAGGGCGCAGCGGTCTACGTCATCCCTGGTACAGTCGCTACCCCCGGCCAAGCCAAGGCCGCCGAAATCCTGCAGATGCAGACCGTGGTCGTGGATATCGACACCGGCGATATTGCCGCCAAGCGGGCGCATCTCGAACGCCATCTGGGCCTGCCCACCATGGTCGTTGAGAGTGGCGGCGTGACGCCCGAGGGGCAGCGCAAGGCCCATGTCTGGTGGAAACTCAGCGAGCCTGCCGAGGGAGATGACATTCGCCGGGTGTGCCGCCTGCGCGGTAACATCGCCGCCAAGGTCGGCGGCGACATGCACTTCCGCTCGGCGCACCAGCCGATCCGGGTGGCAGGCTCGGTCTATTACAAGAACAACCTCAAGACGCAGGTTCGGATCGTGGAAATGAACACCGCGCTGGAACGCGATCTGGGCGAATTCGTTGAGGCCGTCGCCGACATGCCGCCCGCGCCGGGAGTGTCGCTGCAGCCGGATTTTGTGGCCCCCGACAAG